CGCACGAAAAGCCTTAAATAATGAAAGCCGTCACGTTATGGACGGCTTTCGATGATTAGCTTATTTTATAGCAGATTAGCCAACAGAAACAGACTTGCGACCTGCAGAAACTCCGCGAGGGTTCACAATTCCAATTCCGATAATTTCTGAAACAATCCACCCGAGCATTAATCTTCTCGGTTCATCGGCGGGCAATACCTCTATGTCTTGTCTAATGGGCATTACACCTACAAATTCAGGATCTGCACAAGCGTATACGGTCCCAGGAGGAACGATTTTTGTAACCATGATGTCAGCACCCCAGATTTTGGCGTACAGACCGGTTTGGAGAATTTCTCTCTGTGTAACTGGATCAACTTCGCCACCAACACCAGCAGCTTGTCCACCACCTGAACCCCAATTGAGGATGTCGGTGAATTCATTAATATTCATGAAATATTTAGTTGTTACCAGGTCCCATCGATCGATTTGAATTTTCAATTCGACTAGGTCTCGTTTGGTAAGGCCAGCATCAGCAATATCTTGCAATACGTTTTCAACCACGGAAGCATTATCAAGAGCAGCAAAAATATTTGCATCTTCTTGAGCCATGATTTCTTGACGTGCCTTCTGCACTGCTCTATCAATTACGTTAAATCTACGTCTACGAACTTCGTGGATTCTAACGGTTGGGTTTGATACAACTTCAAATTCAGGAACCGTCACGCGTTCTGCGAACACACGACTTTCGGGAGGCGAACCATTACTTGAAACCACAACTGCGGCAACATCAATGTCTCGGTCGTATACAGGAAGCGCTCCTTGAGGAAGCGGATCGACGACAAGTGTTCTTCGCGCTAGACCTTGGTAATCCAAGTTCCGTCGAATGGGATTGGCCATTGCTTGAGCAAGAGCAATTTTGCCTTCTTGTGTTTGAATGGCTGTAGCAATAAGCTCGTCACGTTTCGAGTCGTTTAACCCTGGTTGACCAGCAATAGTTGCATTGGATGGCATATTCTCTTCGAGAACAGTGGCATACTTCATAATTGTGCTAAAAGCATCTTGCAAGTTTGAAGCGTTTAATTGTCCCTGATTATTAAATGTACTCATTTTCCCTCATTTACCTAATATATATCTTAATCGAAAATCGGGGCTTAATACTCCCGTTATATTTCTTTGTTAAGGTACGCTAGTTTATAACCCTGGATGGAAGTCAATTACAACTTCTGTGAAGGTTCTATTTCCACCCGCTAAGTAGTTAGGAGTGGTGACTAACGAACCATTTGTGGTGAATTCCACAAATCGAGCTATGACAATGTTTTCAAATGCACTGCCAAGAACTGAGGTCAAAAGACCAGCAGTAGTAGCATAAAGTGGAGCACCTGTGGTCATTGCTGTAGTTGGTGCAAGGTCTGTTGCAACTGCATCAAGAGTAACAGCATAAAGACCTGGTTTTTGCCAACAAGTTACCTTGCCGGAACCATAAGCTGTATGTGGACCCAAAACGGTTCCACCTGTGGTTGCAGGAGAGCTTGGATTGGGAACAACTTGTCCAACTGTTCCACCAAGAGCGATACCAAACATAGTACCGTAACCAACAGTGCCTTCATCTAATAGATAAAGGGGACGGTTGCCTGAAACTAGAGTTCTTGTAACTGCGGGACGAGTAGCTGTTGCATAAGCTGTGTATCCATCAAAAACGTCATATGCAGCTTGGTCACCAGTGGTACCAGCTGGGTAAACGTAAGGAACACCAATTAGTGTACCAACCTCCCCGCCGAGAATTGTTAGAAAATCAGAATCGTATCCGTCAAATTGTCCGATAGGTTCTTTTCCTGCTTGTAGTGGTTTTAAAGCCATTGTATCCTTTAATTTCTATATTGCCTTTTCCCTGGCTAGGGTCTTTCATCGGGGTCTTAATATGTCAATCAAACATTATGCAAATTCATTGATATATTAAAATGCAAAAAAAACAGCGTCATACAAAATTAATTGTAGACGCTATTTGTTTTTAACTTATTTATAAGTAATTATGATTGTTTTGTTAGACTTTTATCAACTAAATAAAACGCTTGTTTTTCTGTATTCTTTTGTAGTTTTTTATATCCAGCAATCATGTTGAAAGCATTTTTTATCTCATTATTGTTCTTTGCATCTATTGATTGTACAAATGCCATTATTATTTGATCAACATTTGGTTGATCTTTAAATGTATTTTTAATATCACCAGTTACTGCATTTACAGCTTTATTAAAATCTTTATCATTAGTTATTTCAAAACTTCCAGCAGGAGTATTAGATAAAACAGAATATAATGTTTCATATTCTTTATTTTCAATTTTTTCTTCTTGTTTTTCCTTAGGTTTTTCATCTGTAGCTTTTTCAGCTTCATTCGTAGCTTTTTCAGCTTCGTCTTTTTTTAAATCTTCAGAAATTTTTTGTAAAGCCTTTAATCTAATTAATCTTTTCATTAGCCCTCAAGTCTATTGGTAATGCTCTCTTCTGGTTCTTCTTCAACTGCTATCTCAGTAGTTTTTTGAGCATTATATTGTTGCATGAGCCGTGTTGCGTATTCAAGATCATTTTTACGCATGGATAATTCTGCCGCAATAGATCTGTCAAGTAAACTCAACGCATTCTCAGCATCTTGTTTTTTAGAATACAGCATTTCCATTATGCGTTTTGTGTTGTTGAATAGATTGTCCCAACTAGATGAAGTCTTATCAGATTTTTCATATTGTGACATTCTAGCAAGTATATTTTCAATACCTTTTCGGCTTAGAATACCTTTTGTATATGTATTCTTTACGTTATGCAATGCTTTTACAATTTCCCCATACAGTTCTTTCATCTCAGCAAAATGATTGAGTACAACCTCTTGTGGGTCTCCAATTTGAATAAATTGGGTTAGCTCTTGATACTTTTCAATAAACATAGAACGAACTAAAATATAATCTTGTTTTGTATTTTCTAATTGAGCAATTAGCGTATCAATTTTACCAACATCTAATTGAATAGATTGGATTTGTGCTTTTTCATTTTTAAAAGCTTTTAGATTATTTATGAACGCATCAACAGCATCTTCAACAGACACAACTTCGCCGCTTTCAACTTCTTTACCTAAATAAGTTGCAGCTAATCCTATACCAGCTATACCCGCAATCCAGCTAAGAACCTTGGGGTTAGATAGAAATTTTCCAACACCTGCCTGTTTAATTAACTTTTTTTTTACGAGTTCAGATGATTTATTGATACCAATAATCATATTATCAGCAAATTTTGCTATATTGTGCTCTTCTCTGATATCCATTTCATCAGCAATAAGTACCAATTGATCAACAAGTTCTTGTGATGCTACCGCAATCTCTCTATGATGCCTATCATTAAAGTAAGGCTTTTTAGTAGCAACTTGAATGTCTATATCTTGTGCCTCTTGTTCATTTTCAACAACACCTCCACCATTTAAATAACTATCAAGAATATTAACTTTATCAGGATGTGCTCTGCCTACTAAATCTCTACCGTCTTTATCTGGACCAGGATGAACATTATATTTTTCATCTAACACATCTTTGTCTGCAGTCTCAAGACCCTTTACGTCAATATCACCGCCCTTTTCTTCCATTTCAATTATACCAGAATCATATGCAATTTTGACAAAATTGGCCATCACTTCACTGTTATCAAATGCTGCAATCTCCTCATTACGTTTTCTATCGTTGCTCATATTGCCTTTTTAAATTGGTAGCTAATTTTATGTTTTATTATTGATTGTCTTCTCATATTTGCTCAAATCTCGATTAACTTTCATTCCACACAATTTAGCAGTCTTTTCAAACTTCTCACTAACAAGCATGTTTTGACATCTATCCACCAGTTTATTCCATTCCTTAACACATCTTTCAAGTGCTCTATAAGGTGATTCAACATCGTTACCCTTCTTCTTGTTTTTCCAAACAATTCTTTTTTGATATGGTTTATCATTAACAAAATCGTTTAGTATTTTCTTTTTGGGAACGAAATTTTGTTTGCTGAGCATCTTCTCAACTGCTCCTGGACTTTCCCACGCTTTGCTTCTTTCTTCAAATGATTCAAAACAATAAATCAAACTGTCCATTTCAAAATCCCAAAAATCTATTTGAGCAAGAAATACTAATGATGAATCGTTTTTTTGATTAAAAAACATTAGGCTTTGATACAAAGCCATCGCTCGGTTCGTTAGATATACTGATGATCTCATACAAATATTATTGTATTGACTTTATAACATCCTCGACAACACTTTTTACATTTTTATATCTTTGTGGAATTCGTATTACATAATCAGACATTGATTTGTTTGCATTTTGAAAAGAACGAGCAACTTTTGTTGAAGCATCTTTTAATTGATTTGATGTAATATTTTTTGAACGAAAAACATCACCAAGATTCATATATGAAGCTAATGTCCAATCATAAAGAACATCTGCAAAGTTTCCAGTAGGATTATCAACAACCCATTCTGTCAAGCCGTTTCTTGATTCATCCATCAAAGAATCAGGAGCAGTATTTGCTCTTGTTGCTGTAACAGATGAATTAGATACTAACCTAAGTTCTTTAAGTAAATTTGAACCGATTTGAGAAACAGGTGGTGCTACAACAGCTGGGGTTGTTAGTTGCCCAGGTTGTTCTTTTTTAACTCCAGTTGGCTTTACTCCAACAATAGAAGCAGCTGCCCCTGTTGCTCCGATAACACCTGCTCCAAGAAGTAATGTTTTTAAAATCCAAAAGAAAATTCCAACAATGCCTTTTTTACCTTTTCCAAACACTCCAAATAAATTAGGAAGCATTGAACCAAGACTAAATTTAGCAATTTTTTCTATACCTGGAGAATCAATACCAAATTTATTTATTTGATTAGTTAATTGAGAATATGAAGCATTAGAATTTAATGTGCTGACTCCTTCTTGAATTTTTTTATCTATTTCTTCATCGCTATCTCTTAATTCTGGAGTTACAGCTGTAGTTGCAATGTTTCCAAGAACTGCATCTGTATTATTATTTAATTCTCTTTTACCTTCTTCAGTTGAAAGATATGGTGTCAACAAATTTTTCATTGTGTTAAACACACTATCAACGTTGATTCCAAGAAAAAGGCCAAGAACAGTAATTAGAATTCCAAGAACCTTGCTTCTTGCGGTAATTGCTCCAACAGCAAGAAATTCCAATACACTAAGTATAGGACTATTAGGATTCCACATACTCTGAATGCTATCAAAAAAACCTTTGAAAACATCTTTTAAAAATCCAATAACACTTTCAAGAACTTGAGCTTCCTTTATCAAGCCTTCATTGGCTTGTTTGGAAATCAAATCTAGAGCTTGTAATCTAACTTTTCGGTTCATCCAGTTGTACCCACTCGCTTTTGAGTTATTCTAAGCCAATTTATTAAATTATTTCCAAGTTGATATTGTTTTGAAATTTGAGAATCATTATAAATACCTGACCGCACCAAATAATCTGATTTGGTTTCTAATATTTGTAATACAGTATCAATTGCTTTTTCTACCATAATCAAATATCTGTTAGCTTCTCGCAACCCACCAAGACGCCTTGGTAAACTTGCAAATAATCTACCGGTTGATATTATGTCTTTAATAGGAACACGTGATAGTTTTCTAGCAAGATTCTCATCCCAACCTGATGAAAATCTTCCATTAGCAGCTTTCATCCATTGCTCTAATCGACCTAAATTCAATGTATCTTGTCTTTCATCAAAAGGTAAATTTGAAGGAATTCCCTGTCCACTTCTTGACCCTCCAAAACCACCAGATCCAGAACCTCCGCCAAAAGAATCTCCTCCGGTTCCAGAACCTCCAGAACCTCCAGAACCTCC